GGTTTTTGACTAACCATTTGATATTCTTTGTGCTTTCGCCAAGTTCTGGGGTCGTCTTCCAGTATCCGGCGATATTTAGCGGCTCCTCTGGCTTTGGCTGGTATTTCTCCGCGCCCTGCACCATGCGGACCAAATCAGGCCCGAAACGGTCCCGCCAGCGGTCCAGCTCTGGGCCTTCCTCTGGTTTTGATGCCAACATAACAGAACGCAACAGGTTGACCGTGGCTCCCGGCTTGAGGCCGCTAGCAACCAGGCTGGCCGATAATTTCATAAGCGGGTCGTGGTATGACCGCTCTTCCAAATTGGGCGTGATGATTGCCTTGATTAGATCGACGGCATCGCCTGTTCCTTCCGGCTTTGGCTTGGGGGCGGCTATGCCGCTCTTGATAGCGTCAAGGTCTAAGCCAAACGTGGCAACGGCGTCTGCTAGCGTATAAACTTCGTCCAGCTTGCTAAAAAGCATCCTGGTCGTAAACAGTCCGTCTTCGCGCTTTTTGGTATTGGTGCCAACAGGCAAGCGGGCGTAGCGAATGGGGTTGTTGCCGCTGCTATCGGCTTTGATGTAACCGCTGGCCCCCATTGCCTGAAGCACGGCGTCAATAACCAGAAGGTCTTTTGTGTCGGGGTCTGTAGGGTCGAGTAGAACGCCAACCTGGTAATTGCCTCTGGATGTCTCCAAGGCGTAGGAATAGCCGCCGACCAGATCGTTAAGCGCAGCGGCAGACAAGTCATCTGCTAGCAGGACGGCCAGACGGGTAAAGAACTCTTTGGCGCGGCGCTTATTGCCTCCGCGAGCGTTCATCACGCCGACAGAATAGTAATTGTTATCTTCGCCGCGCTTGTTGATTACAATTTTTTGGCTTTCCGTGCCTGACCACGAAGACCCCGACCAAACGCTTGGCGGGGCTTCGCCGGGGTCGCTTGCAAATGATGTCGTCCAGCCATAGTCGTCCCGCAATCTGCCGTAAACGGCAGACAGGAACTCAGAATTACGCATGATTGCCTCGATTTAAACGCCGAAAAGGTCTTCCAGGCTAATTTGAATTTTGCGCTTCTTGGCGTGGGCTATCAGGGCTGACCAGTGGTTTTGCGGGATTTTACCGGCTGTACCTTCTTCAACCAGCCAACGGCTGACTGAACTAGGGGCGATGCTGAGGATTTTGGCTGTGGGCGTAACACCGCCAAGGCGGCGGATAACAGAATAGGCCGGTTCACAACGGCCTTTAATATGTCCCATAACAATCCCTTTGGGTGGTGAGCCGCTTTATAGGCACGGATTCCAATCTTGTGCAATAGGCATTTTTTATAAAAAACATCTTGCAGATTCCGCAAACGCCATGCTAGGCCAATCGGACACGAAGGGAACCGCCATGAAGCTATCAAACGAACAAGCTGAACTGGACTATCTGGCAGAACGCTGGCTTGAAGCCAAGGAAGCTGAGAAGAACGCTAACGCCTGGCGCTTAGATGTTGAAAGTAAGATACTCAAAATATCCCCAGCCAAGGAAGAAGGAACGACTAGCATACCGTTGCCGACAGGCTTGAAAATCCGCACAACCGGCAAGCTGTCGTACAAGGCAGACCTGGACGCGCTACTGACCATTACCGCCGCGTGGCCGACTGAATACAAGCCGGTCAAGACTGAGATAAAGGCAGATGAAACAGTTTTAAAGCACATTCGGGCCACTCGCCCAGACCTGTGGCGGGAAATTGCCCCCGCCATCACGACAAAACCCGCAAAAACCGCAATCCAAGTGGAGACAGAATAATGGCATTTGATCTTAAAAGCATACGCAAGAACGACGCAATGGCCGCGCCCCGCATCATGGTGTATGGCGTGGAAGGTATCGGCAAATCAACATTTGGTGCCGGTGCGCCCAACCCCATCTATATTTTGACCGAAGACGGTCTTGGCTCGCTTAACGTGGATCATTTCCCGCTGGCAACGTCGTTTCAGGATGTGATGGACGCCATTGCGTCCCTGTACAAAGAGAACCACGCTTTTGAAACTGTGGTGATTGACAGCCTGGACTGGCTGGAAGCCATCATCCAGCGCGAGATCGAGCAAAAGTATGACGCTAAAGATTTGGCTTATGGTAAGGGTAGCCTTATCGCTGCCGAGCGTTGGCGGGAAATCCTTGACGGCCTCAATGCCTTGAGAAACGACAAGGGCATGGCGGTCATCCTGATTGCCCACACAACGATTAAACGTTTTGATAGCCCTGAAGTCGAACCGTATGACCGCTATCAGCCTAAGCTACAGGAACGCTCCAACGCTGTTGTCCGCGAATGGGCGGACGCTGTGCTGTTTGCCAATTATAAGACCATCGTCAAAAAAGACGATGTTGGCTTTAACCAGACCAACAATCGCGGCATCTCGACGGGCGAGCGGTTGTTGTTTACCAGCGAGCGCCCCGCTTACATGGCGAAGAACCGCTACAATATGCCTGAAAGCATCCCGTTGTCGTGGGACGCATTTGCCGAAGCCATCAGCTAACCACTAGGAGAAGACCAATGCCTGTATTTGACTTTGACGTTTCGACTTACGAAGCCCCCAAGCGTGCCAGCTTTGAACCGCTGCCGCCGGGCGACTACAATGCCATGATTACCGACAGCCAGATGAAGATCACGAAGGCTGGGACCGGCGAATACCTGGAACTGACTATTCAGATTATCGACGGCGCTCACTCTGGCCGCCGTCTCTGGGAGCGCCTGAATGTCGTGAACGCCAACAAGGTGGCCGAGGAGATTGCCCGCAGCCAGCTTAACGGCATCAAGGTGGCGTGTAACATTGAGAAGCTGGAAAGCAGCGAGCAGTTGCATGACGTACCGTTTGTCATGTCTCTGGACATCGACCGGCGCGACCCGACCCGCAACAAGGTCATGGGCTATACGTCCATGAGCAAGACGCCCCGCGCTACTGTTGCCGTGACTTCCGGCAAGAAGCCTTGGGAGCGTAAGTAATGCCTCCCCTGCCCGACTCCATGCACACCACGGCTCGCAAGATTTACGAGTGGTACGAGAGCAAAAAAGAAGACCACCGCGAGCATCTTGGCGCGTCATTGATCGGGCATCACTGTGACCGTTATCTCTGGCTTACATTCCGTTGGGCAGCGTCCCCCCAGTTTGGGGGGCGCGTCCTTCGGTTGTTTAACACTGGCAAAAGGGAGGAGCAGCGTGTTTACGAAGAACTTCGGGCCATCGGGGTTGAACTACACACCGAAGAAGATGGTAAGCAAATCGACTGTCGCGACGATAGTGGTCATTTCGGCGGTAGCGTTGACGGCATTGGCCGGGGCTTTGCTGAAGGGCCGAAGACTTGGGCTGTTTTAGAAATCAAAACCGCCAACGACAAGGCATTTACCAGCCTGAAGGCCAAGGGCGTCCAGGTCGAGAAGCCCCAGCACTATGCCCAGATGCAGACTTACATGGGCATGATGAAGCTGGACCGCGCCATGTATATCTGCGTGAACAAGAACACGGACGACCTGCACACAGAATGGGTGCATTTCAACAAAGAGACATACCGAGACTTGCTGGCCCGCGCCGAGCGTACAATCAAGCGGACCACGCCCGCCGACAGGATCAGCAACGACCCGGCGCATTGGCTGTGCAAGATGTGCGATATGTACAAGCTGTGCCACCAGCAGGAGCCAGCAGAGGCTAACTGCCGTACTTGCTGCCATTCCACGCCCATAGCGGACGGCAAGTGGACTTGCCATGAGTTCGCCAAGGATTTGTCAGCCGACGACCAGCGCAAGGGCTGTGACAGCCATATATTCATCCCGGCCTTGGTACATGGGACGCCGATTGATGGCGAGCGCAATTTCGTCGAGTATTTTGTTGAAGGCACGGGTGAGACGTTCAAGAACGGCCCCGCCCATGTCACTAGCAAGGAAGTTTCCAAGCGCGGACGCAAGAAGACGCCCGCTGTTGATCTTGGCCCTAAGATTTCACTGGATGATTTAAACGATGATATTCCCTTTTAGGTTTAAAATGAGAGATACGCAGCGAGAAAGCGTATCTCAGGCGCGGGAAATGGACCGCATGGCCCGCGAAGAAGACCGGCGGTTTATTGAGTACAACCAAAAGTCTCTTGATCTAATTTGGCACAATGCCCAGCGGGGGATGTCCCGCACGGCAATGCGAAAGATATGGTCTGATAGGCTGATTAACCTGGTGCTGGGCCATGAGGAGAAGAAATGACAGACATGATCGAACGGGTGGCTATGGCTATGTACCATTCAACCGGCGTGGAGTTTGGCTTAGCGAGCGAATGGGGAGATCACGGCGCTGAAGCCAAGGACGAGTGGCGGCATATTGCCCGCGCCGCCATTGCCGCCATGCGCGACTGCACGCCTGAAATGCTGGACGCCGGATCAGCCGCGCACCCGGCTGGCGGGTACAGGCGTGAGACGCTGCTAAACGACATCATCGAGTGCGAGTGGGTGGCGATGGTGGATGCCGCGCTGGAATGTTCTACGAAACCCGATGAGAAATAAAGGAGCGCGGCGTGGCGACCTACAAAACACTCTGGTTCACAAAAGACGGCTCTGACATTCAGGACGTTGAATTGAAGAATGGCAAAGCAAACCCATTCGGCTGGTCAACACATGAAGTATGGGTGACGGAGCATACTTCTGGCGGGATCGTGGACGAACACAAGATTGCCGATCTGTATTGCGGTGATCCGATTAATGTAGCGCCGGGATATGGCTTCCGGTTTGAAGACACCAAATAAGGAGCCGCCGTGTCCTACCTAATAACCAACCTACCCGCCCAGCACGTTTGGGTCCGCAAGGAATACTTGCGCGACCTAGAGGACGGGCATGGCGAGTTTGTGAAGGGCATTTGGGTCTGCGCCAAGAGCATACCGGGCAGGGCGCTATACTTCGAGACGTACTTGCCAGATTACGGGGCTATGTTCGACAAGCTGCCGCTGTCTGCTTTTGTGGCATCGCCGGAAACGCCTGACCGGGATTTGCCGCTGACCGACCTGCAGTTTTGGAACTGCATGGATTATGGCGTGGTGTCTGTAATCAAACAGTTTACAGCCTCAATGACATACGAGGCTAGGCTGAAGTCTGGCGGCTTGATGCGCGGCACATATGTCTGCACATTGGACAATTACC